CTCGGCGAGCACTTTTGCGTTGTCGGCGGCAAACTGCGTAGCCACTTCGTCAAACTTAGCAGTGAAAGCGGCGAACTGCTCCGCAATCAGAGCGGAAAAATCAACTTGAGGTTCTGGCGCAGGCGCCGGTGGGTCAATTGGCATAACATCTTCGTCACTGTCAATCTGATCAGCCGAGAACACGCCGTCAGCGTTAGCGGCGGGTGTGTCTACAAAGTCTGCCGAGTATAGACCGCGTGGGCGGGTCATGTAGTTGCCGCTCTCCTTGTCCAACTCTGGCGCATCCGCTGCAAACATCAAACTCACGCCGAAAGTGGAGGGGATTTCGTTGATCATTTCAAGCAGCATCTCTTTTCCGCTGTGCGCGTCGAATAAAGTCAGATCGGCTAGGAGCTTGCCTTTACTGACCCGGAAATTCTCGTAATAACCCACCGTATCCTGCACCGAAGAGAAGTGATTAAGCTTTGCCTTCACCCTTCCCTTCTCGATTGCGAGTGACTTAAACTTGTTCAGCGAACGCTTGTCCACAAACACGCCATGACCGAGCGCCGGGCCTTCCTGAATCAAGGAAACGCCCATGATGGTATTTCCTGAAACCTTGCCTTGGAACGCTGCGAATGTCTGAATCTCTTCGGTGACTGGCATACACGCCGCCCCGATGTCAATCAGTGCTGCCAGCCTCGGCTTCGTCCTCGGCAATGTCTTCGGCCTCGTCCTCTGGCGACTCTTCATCCTCGACTTCTGGCACGTCCTCCTCAGGCGCAGCCGCTGGCGCCGGGATAGCCGGCGCGTTAGGTGCCCGCCGCTCAAGCATGTAGATGGCAGTTGGCAGATCCAGCACGCCGCCGGATGCGTCTTGCACCATCTTCGCATCTTCGACCAGCTCCATCGCCTCCGCGCGAAGCAGGCTGCGAATGATGTTGCGATCCTCACCGCGATCCGCCGCAATCTGCGTCTTGCTGATAATTCCGGCCATGGTCTCGTCGATCAGAGCTTTGGATTCGCGCCCGATGTCGGCTGTGACTTTGGCAGGAAAACGCCATTCACCCGCATCAAAGTCAGCCACGGCTGGCAAGTGGCCGAGCTGGATGCCGCGAGCAATGACGCGGATAACGATCGGATACAGAAGCTTTTCCTCCAGCGTTAGCTGGGTCATTTCAAACTCCCGCGCGGCCTGCGCAGCTTCCATCCTGACCGCTGTCCCTTGTCCCGCCCAGGAGTAGATAAATCCGTAAGGCAGCCCGACGGCAAGTCCGGTCGAGCGAACGAGAGTGTCCAAGAACCCGTTAAAAGTCGGTGACGGGCGGTTGAAATCAACCGGGTTGAACGATTCACCCTCTGCAAGGTACTGGATCGCACCCGGCTCGACCTTCTTCATGCGGTCGGCGTCGCTCATGTAGTCGCTGTGCGTCGTGTCGAGCGATACGTCTTGATCGGCGCTGCCGTCCGCATTGTTGATGACACCGCTGATTGAAGAGAGATACTTCACTGAGATTTTCTCACATGCGAGGATCTCTTGCAGATCCTTGATGTCAGTGATAGCTGCGTCGAACGCGGAAAAGCCTCGGTAAGAATCAAGCCGGGTCGGGTCGAACAAGTGCAGGAACTCCTGCGCCGGCACCTCAAGCGCAGGCATCATGGACTCACCGGTTGTGCTGCGGTTGTAGATGCGGTATCGGATCGGCCTACCCGTCGAGTCGATGACAACGCCGGAAAAGTCCTGCTCGCCTCTCTTGAGCGGCTTGAACGGTTTTGCATCTGTCCCGTTGCGGTTTGGAATTGAGCCAATGCGGTCAGCCTCGATGGCCTGTAGCCGGATCGGACTGATTTTCAGCATCTCGTCGAGCTGCGTCATCGGCACTTCGGACACGATGTAACCGATGTCACCGTCCCGCTTCATCGAGGTCACGCCCAAACCGGCCAGCACCCGAAAGTGGTGGCGCCGGGTCAAGTCGCAGCTCGCCATCCACCGCTCAACATACGCTGTGATCGCCCTGTTGGCTTCCTCGGAGCTTGTGCGCGGCACGTACTGCAAGCGGCCCACCGAAAAGGTGCGGTACTTGCGCAGGATGCTTTTAACCACACTGCTATTCTCTTCCAGCCACCGAGCCTCCCGGATGAGCGTCACCCGGTCGGTATGGTTGCGGCTGGAATCTGGCTGATCAAGTGATTGCCCGCTCGCCCGGCGATTGGTCGATGATTGCGCTCCGACGCGCCAGTAGCCCGTCCTTTCGCCCGCCTCAAGCTGCGCCTTCGCGCGTTGGCGTTGCAAGGCGGTTGCCGGACTGAAAAACCTGATCGTTTGTTCGATAAAACTCATAGCGGAAAGGTTGAAAAGTCAGGTTTGAGGCGGTTGGAGATACCCGGATACTTTACGGGGTCGAGCTGGTGCATTCTGCGCATCACAGCCCGCATCAAAGTCATGACGGGAATGCCGCCATCCGATCCAGATGCGCGGGTTTCGGACTCACCGCCGCCCGATGTGCTGATAACGATGGTGCCCTGCCCTTCGGTCAGCGCCGAAAGACACTGATCGTAAAGCGTCTCGCAAAATTGCAGAGAAGCATACCGTAAAATCGAAGGTCCGCCCATAAAGTCACTCTGTCTGTCAAGCGTTGACAGACTCTGCCTCGTTTGTGATGATTTCGGCCTGCCCGATGATCTTTTCGATGCAGGCGGCCAGCACCTGCATGGCTTCGGCGTCGAACGAGTGGTTCTCGCCCAGCTTTTTGAAAAACGTCTTGTTCTTGCCGGTCCGCTTGTCCTTCTCGGTGACAAAGACCTCATTCTGGATCTCTTTGAAATACCACTTTGGCGCATTGTGCGCGATTTGCCACGATGCACCCTGGCCCGCGCGCAGCCGATGCAGAACCAGCTTGATGTAGTCGCTGCTCCAGACAATACGGTCGCACAAGTCAGCCTGTCGAGCGTTGCGGACTTTGGATCGTGCAAGCCCCACACCGGAATCAACGTGCTGGATCTGCGAATATGGACGTTTGACTGACCGGCTGCGACCGGTCCGCTTGTCCAGCAGTGTCCAAGTGAAGAATTGTGCTTTGTCGCCTTTTAATGCGATCCAATTATTGGCCGCACACTGGCGGTAAACTTCCCCTTGATACCGCTCAAACCCGCAATCGACGAACACGCGCCTGTCGGTAATCTCTAATCTCTTCTGCAAGTCAGCCAATTGCGCCCATGTGTGCAGCTCGCCCGCGTAAAAGAGCCTAGATTCGCCGTTTTGCGCCCAAAGTCGGACGATGACGCGGAAATAGTCACGCTGAACGTCTACGGTCATGTAACGCCTAAACTCTTGATCCCACGGCTCCTCCATCGCGAAACCACCCGACAAATTGACCTCTTCGCTCTGAAACTCCCGCATATCCCAGAACTCACCCAGCCGTTTGCGCACAAACTCCGCCAATGGCGAGTAATCACCCAATTTCCGCGCGTGTTCGGCCTTTAGGAACTCGCTGGCGATCGTGTCCCACGCTACCCATGGCACGGTCAGCGCGTTCCAGTGGTAACTCTTGACGCGCGGGTCTGGCGCCGAGTTCTGATTCTGATAGAACCCGCTGTTCGCGATCTGCCGGCGGACTTGCGGCTCGTCCTTGAGGTGGACTTTGCACGAGGGGCATTCGTATCTGACCGTGTTCTTGATCCGCGCGAGGTCGTATTTGCCGTCAGCCAGCTTGGCGCCTTCACCGTCCCACTTGAGCTGACCCAGCACCATCGGCCACTTTTCCCCGCACGCAGGACAAGCCACATGCCACTCGCTGCATGATCCGGCGGTAAACGATTCGTAGAACTCGCCGCTGTTGTTCATCGGTGTTGAGACGTAGATCCGCTTCGAGTTGCGCGCATCGAACGAGGTTGTCCGCTTGCGTGACTCGTCGATGTGCCCGTGCGTCCAGTAGGCGGCCTCGTCCCCGATGACATAGCGCGCCGCCTTACTCTGCAAGTTGTGGATGTTGCTGGCGCCCATCACGTACTGGGTCATGTGAGCGAATGCCACCGTCCGCTTCTGGATGCTTTTGTCCCCTTTGTTGAGCATCGCCCGCACCGGCTTGCAGTCCAGAATCCGATGCTTAAACCGGGTGTCTAGGAACTCGTCGGCGTGCTCGTCTGTTTGCAGGTAGAGACACATGTCCCCGCCTTCTTCCGCGATCAGGTACAACATGGCGCCTTCGGCCAGGGCGGTCTTGGCGCTCTGCACCGAGCACGCGCAGATGATTTCGCGCGTCTCGTGATTTCGCAGCTCTTCAAGCGGCGCTTTAATCCACGGGGAATTGCGCACATCGAACGACCCGAGGATCGGCCCGCGCTCGAACCGCACGTGCGTTCTCAGCCACTCGTCTACCGGCAGCTTAGGCGTTGGCCGCCAAACCTCCGCCATCAATGGGTAGATCGAGAATGCCATTAGCTCTTGCGCGGTCTCCCTCGCTTGACTGGCTCGGTTGGCGCAATCTCGACTTCCATCATTTCGACATCCACCTTCTTCGCCTTTAGCTGCTCTTCGATTTTGACGTAATCCTCGTGCTCCATCTCCCGCAGGATCTTGTCGATGCAGACAAGCAGCCGTTCCTCGGCCTCCGCCGGTGACACGCCGCTGACTTCGTATGCCATCTCAGGCGGAATGCGTTTGATCTTCTCCTTGATCGCATACATGACCGCGCGCACCTGCGCCAGCACCTCATCGACGGACACGTACTTTGCCTGTAGAATCTCAATCTGGGTGGCCAGCTTCTGGCACTCCAGATGGATCTTGCGCGCCTTTAGCGATGCCACATCCTGCACGCCTTCCACGTTGATCGTGTCGCCATCGTTTAGCCGCGTATACTTGCCGCTGGCCAAGAACTGCTGCCTTGCGGCCTTGATCTTCTCAATGTCGTAGCCGTTTAGCCCTTTGACGAACGCTTCCGGATACTTCTCTTCCCACCGACGCAACGCGCCCGGCGAGATCGAGAAAAAGTCGGCCACATCTTTCTGAGTCTCGTAGCGCGGCTGGGTGTTGCGGCTCTTAAGGAACTCGGTCTCCGCATAGGACAACGGATGACCAGCAGCGACCCGCGCGAGCAGGTCTTGCAGCTTTTTCTGGGTGTCCTCGGCGGTGGTGTCCATTTAGATCAGAATAAAACCGTT